TCACGGTTTTCATAGTCTGTATAGGTTCGGTAAGCATTTTGGTGGGTCCTTGTACAGTGACGATCGCCACCCTTCTTCTCATAAGGGTTTGTCTTGTAAAATACGTCATAAAACGTACGATGCAAGGCAAGGCGAGCGTCACGGCGTTGGTTCGGGAACATGATGCAACTCCTGTTTAAGGGAGGAACACCATGTCCCATCCCAACGTCAATGCAGTCGAAGGGTCAAACCTAAGACTGCATTTGAACGAGGCGAGCGGGCGTCACTTCAGTATCGAAGATCACGTCTCGGAGGGCTTCGACGAGGTCGACAATGTCGACATCTGAAAAGCCAAACGAAGGTCGTGAGATCGATATTGCAGCAGAAGCAACTTGCTTCTGCACGAGGCCGCTGTAGGGATTAGTGGCATCCTTCGTCCAGCTCAATTTGAGATAGTGACGGTTGCCATTCTTTCCGGGCGTATGGGAGATCATGGTTGAGAAACCAGAACCTCCCGTGTCGATACGCTCCGATCCATACCCATCTGACTTGACAACAGCCAAGACCAGTTGGGGAATGGGCGCAGCAGCAGCGATAGTGACGGGATCGGCTAACATAGAACGTCTCCTGGTAGTGAAGATAGGCTCGGGGCGGTATTGCCCGTCGTCCTTACTTACGACGACTTGCTAATATCGCCGCGAGTATAGATTGCTGGTACAAGCTCAAGGAGCTTGGTTCCAGGATCGTCTTCACATCATACGATGAAGTAACGTTTCTGCGTATTTGCAGCGTGTACTCGAGGGTAGATTGGTGACTCAAAGTTCTTGTGATCTTTGAATCGTTCCAAGTACCGTCGACCCACTGAGACGTTATATCATCAATCTTCGCATTACGCGTGGTACGGATCTCACCTTTCGTGATACCGGTGAGCATCCCCCAGTTGATTAGTGACGGATCCGAGTTAATTGTGTCAATCGCTTCGACATAATTACCAAGGCCCGTAAACCAATCAACCAGCCAAGTCCAAGGGACAAGATTGTACAAGTCCGTTGGCATTGGGTTCACGCCTATCTTATGCAGAAACAGTTGTTTCTGAAAAGACGGGACATTAACCTTCGGGAAATCGAAAGTAGCATTCACTACACATCGTAGTTCGTGCTTCCGTCGATGTTCATTATTCCAAGTTACGGAATAAAGCTCTCCCGTAGGGTTGTCGTAATTGAAGACAGGAGTACCAGTCGTTTTCCCAGCAAACTTGCTGAGAGAACGGAAAGTTGTTGGTTGACCAGATCTGCGCATGAGGCGATTAACCTCACGCACAGCACGAACTGGTTTTTCCAACAAGTCCATAACATCCTTGTAGATCTGCTTCCACCCAAAGTGATAGCCAACGTATTGGCTGGGTATGTCCTTAGAACCGGAATTCAGATACTTCCGAAATCCGGCTTTTTCACTAAGAGACATGAGATCGTAGGAGCGTTGGAGATTCCTGAGTGCGTCCTTTAAAGAGAGGATAGCACGAGGGAGATCTTTCAACTCAGCTACGTTTCGGAACGCCGTATAACGGCGGGACGTCGGTACCGTCTTCGAAATGAGACCCAAGACTTTGTCTTGCATCAAATTTTGAAGGTCGGAAATCTCCGACGTACGCAGAGCATCAAGGTCCGCTTTGGACATAATGCCAGCTGGCCCTTGGTTCGCGGTGTAATAGAAGCTGTCCGACCAGGAAACCTGGTTGTTACAGCTCATAGTAGCCGTCGAACGTATACTAACACGTCGCGAATAGTTGAATGGCGTACTGAAGATTTTGTAGCTAAAGTGCTCAAATTCTCCAAAATCGCTACCAACCGGTCGCGTTTTAGTGGTAGTATCCTTGGTAGTCGTTATAGAAGCAGGTTGCTTCGCAAGACTTACGTCTTGCACTAACGTAGTACCAGAGGAAGGCGATAGTTCGGGAGGAGAATAACAGAACAAGCCTGGCGGCCCGCCTCGGGTCGACCAGATAAAGCTCTGATATTGCTGGAGATGCCGATATCTTCGATACCTTCTAGTATCAAGGACACTCTGCACCTCTCTCCATCTCGTCCTATTGACAGGTGTAATCTTGACGGGTTGAGCCCGAAACTTCTTCATCGGATCGATCGCAAGTGCGAAAGACTTGATGACGGAGAACGGGATAAACTCGAATACAAGCTTACCCATGCCAGTGGCAGTTGCTCTGGCCTTTGCGTATTGTTCCAAATAAAGCTTATTTGGATCAAGGAGAGCTCGCGGATCCTCACCAAGATTAGTGTGGAAACGTCTGTTCTTCTCAACAATAAGCATGGCCACTCCTTAGATGTGAAAGGGCGGTGTGGACACTTTGTCCACGGGGACCCGTGAG